TGCTGACTTGATTATCGTCGACGATGCTGTGATGGGTACTAACGCCCACGAGTGGGAAAAGCAGATGGAATGGCTTCAGAAGGAAGTTATCACCCGTCTTGGTCGACACGGTAAGTTAATTATCGTTGGAACCAGAGTGGCACCGATTGACTTGTACAAGATGCTACGTGACCCAGGTCAATGGTCTGGTGGAGTTGCTCCCTTTACCTACTGCGCTATGCCAGCAGTTTTAGAATTTGATGAAGACCCTAAGCAGTGGAAGACACTGTGGGCAGAAACTGACCGTCAAGAAAACGACAAAGACGAACAACTGCCTAATGGTAATTATCCAAAGTGGGACGGTGAATCTTTATTCAAGCGTCGCTCTCAAGTATCTCCTTCAGTGTGGGCTATGGTCTACCAGCAAGAAGATGTCACAGAGGATGCAATTTTTTCTCCGACCTGCGTTGCAGGTTCTGTCAACGGAATGCGAAAGCGCGGTCCATTAAAGCCAGGAGTTCCTGGACATCCGCGTATCGTCGAAGGTTCTCACACCATCATCGGACTTGACCCTGCTATGGCAGGTGCTACAGGTGCGGTAGTAGTTACCTACAATCGCGCTGACGGCAAGATATATGTTTTGGATTGTGTCAATATGACCGAGCCAACTCCACAAAAGATTCAAGACCTCATTGAAGAATGGGTTCAGAAGTACAAGCCTCAGGAACTGCGTATTGAAATCAACGCGCACCAGAAGGCATACGCACTCGATGACAACCTACGCCAGTACTTGGCACAGTGGGGATGTCAACTGAACTCACACTTTACTGGTAAGAATAAATGGGACACATCATTTGGTGTAGCGTCAATGGCTTCGCTATTTGGCAATACACGAGATGGACGTTTCCAAGATAACAACTTAATTGAACTACCAAGCAACGAAGGCTCTGAAGGTCTTAAGACGCTAGTTCAAGAGTTGATTACTTGGAAGCCTGATACTAGAAACCCTACAGACTGCGTAATGGCACTGTGGTTTGCAGTCATTCGTGTACGCGAACTGATGCAAGCGGGTTCTCGCTTACAGTCATATACGCAAAATCGTTGGGCTACACGAGCACAGAAATCAAACCGAGTCACCGTTAACCTTCAAGAGGTCATCGCAGACCAATGGTCAGAGCAGTACGGATAAGGAAACTAAATGGCATTATCAAAGCAACAGGTGTTTGCAAGAGTTGAATCTCTTCGCCACCTCAACGCAGAACGCGACCAGCGTAACCTTGACGTACTCGCAGTCCGTAAGGGAAAGATTTCTGAAGTATACCCTGACTTCTTTCCAGAGGGCATCGATTCTAACGTAGTTGCTAACTTCATTGATATTGTTGCACGTGACCTCTCTGAGGTTATGGCACCACTGCCAGCAGTAAACTGCTCAGCAGCCAACGCTGTTAATGACCGTGCTCGTAACTTTGCTGACAAGCGCACACGCATTGCGTCTAACTACTTCTCACACTCAGACCTTTCAGTACAGATGTACCAAGGTGCCGACTGGTACCTAACCTATGGTTTCCTCCCGTTCGTAATTGAACTGGATGAAGACGCAAAACTGCCACGTATCCGCATAGAAAACCCAGTGGGTGCTTACCCAGAGTTTGACCGCTATGGACGTTGTGTGGCATTTGCAAAGCGATACTCAATGACGCTAGGCGAACTCGTATCTCAGTTCCCTGACTACGAATCCCAGTTACTCGGACAACGAGGATACGACCAGGATTTGACAGCCCAGGTTGAGATGATTCGTTACTACGACAAAGACCAATCAATCATCTACGTGCCAAACAAGCAGAACCTTATCTTGTCAATAGCAGCCAATCCAATTGGCAAGATGCACATTGTCGTTGCTCGTAAGCCATCCATTGATAGCGAACTCCGTGGACAGTTTGACGACATCCTAGGTATTCAATTGCTTCGCAACCGCTTTGCGTTGCTTGCTATGGAAGCAGCAGAGAAGTCTGTACAGGCACCAATCGTATTGCCTACAGATGTTAACGAACTGCAACTTGGTGGAGATGCTGTTATCTACACATCTAACCCAGCAGGTGTACGCCGCGTAGAACTCAATGTTCCACAGGGCGCGTTCCAGCAATCACAACTACTTAACTCTGAACTACGTGTTGGTGCTCGTTATCCTGAGGGACGTACAGGAAACATTGACGCATCAATCGTTACAGGTCAGGGTGTACAGGCTCTTATGGGAGCCTTTGATACTCAGGTCAAGTCTGCACAAGCAATCTTTGCTGCAGCACTACGTGATGTAATCAGTATCTGTTTTGAAGTAGATGAACTTATCTTCCCTGAAGAAAAAACAATTCGCGGAGTAGATTCGGGTTCACCTTATGAAATTACTTACAAGCCTTCTAAAGATATCAAGAGCGATTATTCTGCCGATGTTCGTTACGGTATGCTTGCTGGTCTTAATCCCGCGCAAGGTCTTATCTTTATGCTACAAGCATTGGGAGGCGGATTAATCTCCAAGGATATGGCGATGCGTGAACTACCATTCACAGTAAACGTCACTCAAGAACTTGAGAAAATTGAAATTGAAAATATGCGTCAAGCACTTCTCGGTGGTATTACTGCAATGGCTCAGGCTATTCCAGCAATGGCAACTCAGGGACAAGACCCATCAGAGATGGTAAATAAAATTGCTGCGGTTATCAAGGCACGTCAAAAGGGTACTGCCCTAGAAGACGCAATTGAAGCCACATTTACTCCGCAGCAACCAGTTCCTCCTGCTGGGCAAGCACCTATGGTTGAGCAACCGTCCCCTGCTCCCGCCGCTTCTCCAGCAGGAGGCGCTCTTCCTCCAGAGATGGCAGCAGAAGGCGGAGTACCACCTGAGTTAGCACCACAAGCACGACCAGATATTCAAACCCTAGTGTCAGCACTGACATCAACTGGTAAAGGTTCAGCAAGAGTAGCAACAACTACACGTAGATAAAAGAGGCGGGGACAATGACGACAATTATAGGCGTACAAAACGCAGATGGTTGCGTCATAGCATCTGACTCACGTGTTGCTGAGGGTGGAAAAGTTTACACACACCCTGAGATGGTAAAGGCGGTTGAACGTGGAAGTTACATTATTGGTGGTGCTGGTGACTATCGTGCTCTGCAAGTGGTACTCCACGGGTGGTCGCCTCCACTAGTAACAGCAAAGGCTAAGACAAACCTTTACGAGTTTGTGATTAACAAAGTAGCACCGTCGCTTAAGACAACATTAACTGAAGCAGGTATTGAGTTTACTAAGTCTTCAGATAATGAAGATGACAAGTTTGAGTTGAGTCTTCTTATTGGTGTCAACGGAACTATCTTTGAGATTGACAGCGACTTTGCAGTTGCTATGAATGACACAGGACTTTATGCAATTGGTTCTGGTGGAGATTTCGCACTAGGTGCGCTACACGCAGGAGCAACAGTATTAGATGCAATGAGAATTGCAGCAGTTAACAACAATGGAACTTCGGCTCCATTTCATATTCTTGAACAAGAAACTAAGTAGGAGGCGCAATGACAACAGCACCAGAAAATCGTGGTGGTCCCAATGGCGGTCCTCAGTACAACCCTGCAAACGTTTCAGCAACAGGTGGCGCAGGTCAAAGCGGTATCGCTGACCTTAACTACACAGGTATGCCATACGGACAGAACCAAGAACTTAATCAAAGCCGTGTAACAGGTAATGCTGCAGTTGCATCAACTCAACCTGAGCCAGTAGCAACCTTTCCTAAACTTCCAGAGATTACTCCAATTGATGCACCATCAGAGAATCCTGACCGTCCGATTACATACGGTATGCCATTTGGCGAAGGAGCAGGACCAGAGGTCAATCCTCTTCCAGTAAAGATTCCTTACGAGGGTGACCCATCAGTTGATGTTATCCGAGCATTGTACGCACAGAATCCTCGCAATGAAGACTTGCGATTCATAGTAGAAACTATTGATGCACGTCAACAAGCAGGTGCATAGTGCCGTTAAAGTACACGCTTAACAATGGTAAACTTGAGGTCAATGACCCTGTAGGTAAAGTATTAACCGCTGAGGACTACAAAGCACAGGCTGCTTTTGCTCAGGCATCTGCTGTTAATCCAAATCAGGCTGCAACAATCCTGAACAACGCACAAGGAAACCTTATGTCTCCTGGCGTTCTTGCATCATTGTCTAACCTTCAGGTCAATGCACAAAGTGGCGTAGCAAAGAGCATCGCTGAGATTGATGCACAGACTCGCGAAGCGCGTATGGCTAACCAAAAGGACCTTGCTCAGAAGCGTAAGCAAGAAGAGTTTGATGCAGGTCTTAGAGGAACATTCTGGCGCGGAGTTAAGAGCGCTGTCAAGGGTGCAACTACAGTCCTTGCTGTTCCGTTTCAGACCATCAATGCAACATATCGAAATGTTGTTGATGAAGTGCAAGACCGTGGAGTTATCTCTGGCGTTGCAACAGGTCTAAACCTGAACCCATTTCTTAGCACTGATGAGAAGGCACGAGTTGCTGCCAACATCACTGACCAAACTGTTGTAGGTCAGATATTCAAAGACAGTGTTGACAAGATTAAGAACAAGAAGAATCCATTTGTCGATATCGACACAGGTAAAGGCTTCTTCGTATCTGAAGAGACAGGCGTAGGACACGCTGCTCGTCAGGCATCACTTGATACTGCAAAGATTGCTATTCGCGATTCACGCGGTAAAGTTATTGGCTATCAGCCACGTTCATTTTTTGGTGATTCAGTCTACGCTGTATCTCCACTAGGAAGCCCTGAGACTAAATGGGGTTCAGTAATCTACCTTGCTGCAGATATCGCAGGTTCATTCTTAACTGACCCAGGTATTGCTAAGGCTCAGAAGGCTAAAGAACTACGCAAACTTGCACAGCAAGAACGTGTTGCTGGTGCAATGGGCGTTGCTGCTAAGTATGAGCAAGAAGCAAAGGTTCTCGAAGAGGCTTTGTCTAAGGAAGATATTGCTCGTAAGGCTGCAATCAAGCAAGCAGATGCAATTAAGAATTCTAAACTAGATGACTACAAGCAAAAGGCAGTTGATGCTCGCAATGCTTGGAGTGGTAAGGCTGAAGAGGCTATCAAGGCAAACACTTCAGTACGTGCTGCACAAGGTCGACTAGATGAGATTGTTGCTGCAGAAGCAAAAGCACAGCAAGAGATTGCTGACGCTACTACTGCACTCAAGGAATTGACTGCAACTGCTAAGGCACCTGTAACTGTCACACGTACAGAGAATGCTATTGCTAAGCAGACAAAGATTCTTGACCAACTCAAGGCTGATAAGGCTGAGGCATTAGCCGCTGGTCGTATCTCTATGACAACTGATGATGAACTTACTCAGTTGGCTAACACAATTGACACACTTAAGGCACGCCTTGAAGAAGCAAAGAACCTTGCAAAAAATGAGATTCCTGCAGAGGATGTACTTCTTGCTGCTAAGGAATCAGTAGAGGCTGCTAAGCGTCGTCTTGCAGAGGCTAAAGAGGCTAAGGCTTTCTCAGCAAAGCAGGTAGCAGAGCGTACTCGTAATGCAAAGATTACTGCTCGTGCTCGTGAGATTGCATCTCGTGATGCTGCTAAGAAGACTGCTGCAGAGAAGAACCTTTCTAAGGTACTCGATGATGCTTCATCTACTCTTGATGAGAAGTTAAATGCTTGGGAGGCTGCAGTACGCGAGCGCTCAGGTGTTGCTGACTCATTCGAGCGCAGTGGACTTGACTACCAGAAGATTGCTGAATTCCTTACAGGTGGATACGGAACTATTGCCGTAGACCGTCTAGTCGATATGACTGACTGGAAGGCAATCTGGCGTAAGTCAGGTGGACGTATCGATTCAGATACAGCACGTGCTCTTGCGAATGCAACAAACAAAGAAGAAGTTGTTGACATTCTTGCTCCTTACATTAAAAAGGGTGGAGTACAAGAGGGTGCATTGCGTCCAGGAATCCTTGAGCGTACAGGCGCACGTATCTCTGACCGTACACAATTTGCTGCGGCGCTACCTAAGTACCTAACTGGCGTAGGCGCACGTGTTGAGTCACGTATCAACGAGCACAAAAGAACTGCTTCAGTTTTCCACGGAGCAATGACTGGTGCAACTAAGGCTAAAGATTTCTTATCACGTGAGTACAAGACTAAGGTTAAGTCTGGTTCTATCATCAACATTCACGATAGAGAAGAACTACTCCGTGCTGCTGAAGATTTTGGTGTAGCAGCCAAGTTGGACAAGGCTGTACTAGATGACATCATCGATGAGATTGCAAACGCTAAGTCAGCATCAGTTGCTGGCTACGCTGCATCTGTCAAGTTGCTAGAAGCAGTCTTTACAAAGAGCGCTGCAAAGGTACCTGAGTACTTACAGCCAGCATTCCGTAGGGCTACAACAGCCTTCAAGGAAAGCAATGAGCAGATGTCTTCATACTGGGCATCACGTCACGCTGCGGGTGCTGAGTTAAAGTACATCACTCTTAATGGTGAGCAGATTGTAATGCAGGGACCACACCTTGGTTCTGAATTGCTAAACTCAACCATCTACTTGCCACCTACTGGTGAGATTCTAAGACTGACTTCTACAATCTCGAAGTCAAAGATTCTTGGAAAGTCAACAGAGTTCGCAGATACTGCTATCAATAATTACTGGAAGAACCTACAATTGGTCCGCCCAGCATATGTTATCCGTAACATTGCTGAAGAGCAGATTCGTGTATTCGGTACAGGACACATTTCATTCTTTAACAACCCAGGTATGGCAGTTGCTATGTGGCTTGGACGCGAAGATGGTGGTGTCTTAAGACGCACACTTCGCCAGTTTGACACATACCGTCACACAGCATTTGGTGATGACTTCTCCAGCGGAGATGAAGTTGCCGATATGCTTGATGAAACTATTGGTCAAGAGATGAAGAACTCATACGTCGACCTAATGTCTGCAGACCGCAGAGGTTCATTCGATGACCGTGCCATTAAGGTCTTGCAACTCAAGGGTGTTGGTCGCGTACCATTCGGACACAAGCGTTTCTTTGATGGTCTAGCAAACTCATTGCGTATTCTCAACTCAGATGAGACAGCACGCGTAGTCGCTGGCTACAATCCACCTTCAGTTGCTCAGGCAATTGCTAATGGAATGAAGCGTGAAGATGCAGTCGTCGATTACTTCTTGACTGGTGCTGGACGAAAGACACTAGACAAATTTGCTGAAGCACAGGATGAGACAGTTGCAGCGTTCCTACGCTCACCTGACGGATTACGTCAATATTTGTACACTGGAAAGTCAGCCGATAATGGCAAAGACATCTCAGTGCTCGCACGCGTTAACGAAGCAGCGGGTGGAAACAGGTCATTACTTGAAATGATTCAAACTGGTAAGACTACAGTTGCTGGTATTACCTACCGTATCCCTCGTGCAGGTGATGAGGCTGTAAATTCTATCGAGAATGCCAAGGCTCTTAAGGCTGGCAAGAAGGCACTGCTTGCAAAGCAGGAAGAATTTGCTAAATCTCTCCGCGACGTATTTGGCAAGGCTGGAAACTGGGACGGTGTAGAGGTAAATGTCCCATCACGTAACCTTGCATACCTCGAAGGTGAACAAACTACAAAGGGTTTTGCTGCATTCGTAGAAATGTTCTTCGAGAAGGCTACAGAATTTGAGAAGAATTCTACATTCGGTCCAGAGTTCCGTCAGGCATACTGGGAGGCTATCAACGTTGTAGCCAAGTCTCTTGATTCTAACGCTAAGGCAGCCCTTGAAAAGACTGCACAGGGTTCATTGAAGCCATTGATGTTCCGTGGTAAGAACATTGGCGAGAAGCACCCAGTATGGAGTGCATTCAAGGCTTCAGACGGCAACGGACCACTGACTCTTAAGGAAGCACACGAGTATGCAGATACTTATGCTCGCAATAAGGTCAAGGGTTTGTTCTACAACGCACAAGAGAAGCGTCTTATCTTCCATCAGTTACGTCTTATTGCACCATTTGCTAACGCTTGGGAAGATACGATTCGTAAGTGGTCTGAGATTGGACTAGAAAACCCTGCTCAACTATACAAGGGTGTCAAAACACTTGAATGGTTACAGAAGCCAGAGTCATCTGCTATCTATCAGGTAACTGATGCACGCGATGTCTATGACCCTAAGCAAGGTTTCTTCTTCAACGACCCTGATTCAGGTGAGCGTCTATTCTGGGTACCATTTGCTGGCACTGTAATGAGTAAGTTGGCTAATGCTGCAACTCCTGGTGTATCACAAGGTGGAGCGCCTATGGCGTTTGCCGCAAGCCCTATGTCATTTAACTTCGCATTAGGTGCAGGTTCTATCCTGCCAGGTGTGGGTCCAGGTGTAACTATCCCTATCTCTTTGATTGGTACATTCAATCAGGGATTCGTGGATAACCTACCTGAGGGTGTAAAGAACTGGCTGTTCCCATTTGGTCGTTCTGACTTCAGTTCAGGACTACAGTCAGCAATCCTACCTGCTAACTGGAACCGTATCCTCGGTGGAGCAATGGGTATTGAAGAGACATATGCGTCTAACTTCAAGCCTATTATGTCCTACCTTGCAGGTGGAGGTAACTATAACCTCGACGATATGGAAGACCAGGCTAAGTTAGTCAAGGACACTGACACATTTGCACGTTGGCAGTCCATTATGCGTGGTGTTGTAGGTCTCGTATCTCCTGCTGCCCTTATCTCTAAGGGTCTAGCACAGGATGAGAACGGCGATGCCACTACACATATGGCTCTCTACAATGACTTTGAAGAGATTCTAAAGAACAATGATGGTGACTGGAACAAGGCTTGGTATGACTTCCTTAACCTATACGGTCCATCACAGGCATTTGCAATCATTAGTTCTAGTTCAGGTAATGGTCCAACTAACTGGGATTCATACCAGTTCGTAGTAGATAACCCAGATATCGCATCTAAGTACACAGATGTGTGGGGTTATGTAATGCCTGGTGGTGGATTATCACAGGAAATGTACAAGTGGAACTTAGTTAACAACACTAAGAAGAAGTTAACCCCTAAGGAAATCTTAGAGAAGGTTAACGGACAACGCTACTACGCAGCCCGTGATGCACTGATGACCAAGGTAGATGCTGGCGAACTAGATAAAGACCAGTACAAGGTAGCACTCCAGTATCTTAAGGATTCTATGGGTGGTGGACCAGTAGTTGAGTTCGACCCTAACAAGCGTGGTCGTGTTATCTCACAACTCGAGTCACTTACTCAGGATGAAAGATTCGCTGACGTGCCATCTATTGTTGCGTTGCGTGACTATATGTACATCCGTCAAGCAGCACTAGATAGCCTAGGTAAGAAGAAGTTTACTGGGGCTGCTAATGAACAATCAGTAAGAGACTTGCTTGCACAACAAGCAGTATGGATTGTTCAACAGAACCCTGATTTCCAGAAGATGTTCTACGCATTCTTCGCCAATGAATTGGAAGGTAACTAATGACAACTGGTCCAGAACCTAAACTGCCAAAGGTAGGTGGCGCAACTGCCACACCTGGTGGCGTTAGCCAGGCTGCTACTGATGCAGCAAAGTTATTCTTCCCTGGTGGCGGAACTTCAGGTAAGAAGACAGGTGCAGTACTTAGCCCATCACGTGGTGTAGATGCACAGGGTAACCCAATCAGAGTACAGATTTACCCTGCAGGATTCGAAGAGACCTACCTAAACAACTTACCACCAAAGGAACGTGCTGCACTGCAGAAGCAGATGAAGGCACTGAAACTATACCCTGAGAACTTCACGCCACTAGGCGATGGAACTATTACTAATGAGGACTTCAATGCTCTTATTAAGTTAGTTGCAGTCGGTGAGCAACTGGGTAAAGGAAACATCCAGGATGTTATTAATGCTGCGAAGAAGGATAAGAAGTTACTTACATTCCTTCAGACATCTGGCTATTCTCAGCAGGGTCGTGAGATTAACTACACAAATACATCTGAATCTAAGGCTGTATTGACCGATAGGTTCCTATCTTTATTCAATGAGAAGCCATCAGAGGCTGAGTTAAAAGAGTTTCAGACAGCACTCAAGAAGAAGGAATCAGCCGCTAAGGGTGGTATCTCTTCACTAGAACTTAATGAACTCGTCCTATCTGTAGCAAACAAGCGCATCTCTGGTGCGGTTAAGGGTGCTAAAGAGGGAGATGCTAAGGCTCTTGATGTACTAGATAGTGGATTACTAGGCAAGCGTATTCGTGAGATTAAAGCAGCCTACTATGACAATGGTATTCCAGTAAGCGATACCACTATCTACAAGCAAGCAGGTATATCACTTCGTGACCAGGATGCATACGACAATGTGCTCGAAGAGATTAACAACAATGCGATGATGCAGTGGGGCAAGTTAGGTCTTGACCTAAAGCCAGGACAGACTGTACGTACAAAGTTACAGCCATACATCACCACTCGCGCAAAGATTCGTGGGTTGCAAGAGGATGATATTAACGTCGCTGATATGACTGACATCTTGAAGCCTGATGGAAGCGTAAAGACTTACAAGGAATTCAAGTTAGAAGAGTACGGCAGCACGGAATACCTTGAGGGCGATGCCTATAAGCAGACAGTTCTCAACGATACTCAGGCAGTCTTCCGCAATTTTGGAATTATGTAATGACAATTAGAGCATTCGGATTGGCGATATAATGGCACGTACACCAGGCATAGCACAGGTTGATGGTGGTGGAGCAGAACTCGACTATAATGCACTCGCTGATATCATCACACAGCGTCAGGTTGCACTAGGTATCAAGAGTACTGACCCAAAGGCACGCATCGGCAGCGAGACTGCAAGCCAAGCCAATGCACGTATTACTGCTGGATACAAGGCACAGACTCAGCCAGAGTTAACTAAAGAAGGTGCTGCTGCAGGAGCGACGATTGAGTTCGTACGTACAGGTGGTGGAGGAGTCGGAGAGTACAGAGAAGTATTCCCTATCGGAGCACCTATCCCTGCAAACCGTACTACTTTAAGCGGTAACGTCTATGACCAACAGGGTAACCTTGTGTCAGGTACAGGCGTTAAGACAGTAACAGCAACTAAGTCTCCAACTTCTAATGGCAAGACTGTACAGTCAAGCGTCAAGAACTCTGATGGTTCAACAACTATCACCTACACTGATGGTACAAAGACAACTACACCAGCAACAGTAGTTACACCACCAGACCCACTAGGTGGCGACCTCAGTAATCCAGCATTCTCTATCGTAGAAGGTATCTTAAAGAACTACGATATGAAGGGTGTGGCAGATTCTATTGCCAAGATTCGTAAGGATTACCCAGAGATTGCAAGTGATGACATCCTTGCTTTGCTTAAGTTTGACACACGCTACAACGCTCCATACTTAGAGCGCTTTGCAGGTAACGCAGAACTAATCAAGAAGGGTTTACCAACCCTGTCAGATGAGTCATACCTCAAGGTTGAGAAGCAGTACGAGAATATCTTTAAGTCTTACGACGTAGGTTCTCTTGCTAACCGCAAGACATACGCCACATTGATTGGCAACTCAATGGATGCAGTAGATGTTACTAGCCGATTGAAGATTGGCTATGAGCGTCTTA